CGAAACAATCACGAAAAGAATTGAACCGCAACGAGACGTCCAAAAGGACCTCTCCGGCCACCCGTCCTGACGGGGGGTCTGTGCGTACCAAGGTCAACCTTGGGCGCAAACCTTTGAAAGTTGAGGGTAATCAACCTAAACGACAGGGCCCTGTACCTGTCTCCGCAAAGGCCGAACGTACAATTATGTTCGGTACTGTGGAAGTTGACGTTTTTGACGGCAATCGGCTCCCCGCTCTGATTGAAGGTCCATCTGAAGAAAAATCTTCTGATGTCTTCACTCAAGTGTCCGCGAAGGCTCGTGAACAATCACGAAGCAAAGCGAGTGTCACCGAAGGTGGCAAAAAGGTGAAGAAAGGTAAAACCCCGGCAAAAGCTGCGGTGCCGGCTCTTCCCGACTCTATGTGTGAACCACTGGTCCGCATTTCAGAGAGAGCTTGCCCGATAGAAGTTTCATCTTCCGCATCCCGAGTGGAACCGAAACCGATTGCAAACCTCCACGCGTGGTTCAATTTGAGATCAATAATGGTCCCAAAGGCGAACCCTGAAGCGTTCGAGTGGGGGTTGAAAAAAGGTCTTCCAGTTAAGACAGCTGAAATGGATTTTAATGGACATCCAGTCTCTGCTATGTGCAGAGAAGCCGCAACTCTCCAGGTGCTTAAGAAAGTTGCCAGAACCTTAGACGACCCGCGCAAGATGAAGGTCTTGGACGTCTTTGGCTCCGGTAGAACTTTAAGTTTTGATCCTCGCAAGAGTTCGCTCTCCGTCCCAGTGGTGGGAGGAGGCAGGTCCAACAAGAAGTTTGCAGTTGAAATAGTCGCAGCCCCTAACACTGAAATTGGGGGTGACCTTGCAAGAGGGTCCTTTGTGCGCGTACCCATGCCCAATGTCAAAGACTTTGATGTCGCAATTTTTGTGGACATATATCAAAGTGGTGCCACTTGGGAGCAGGCCTTAACAACCGAATTTGTTAAGGAATGTCTTGGAAAGGTCAAGACAAAGACTGGGTACTGGATTGGAAGAACTTTTGATGGTTTAGCAGGTGCTGACGTGTTTGAAGGGTGTGCAGTGGAGCAAGTTTTCTACAAAAAAGATGGAATGGTTTATTCTAGTCCTGACTCTTGTACAGAAACTCCGTACCCAGCGCACCCATGGCCAGAGTGGATGCACGAGAGACGTATTGACTCTCTTGACATCTCTCCCGTGTCACGCGTCGGACCTTACAAAATCATGCGAATTACTGTTGCATCAAACAATGCCCAGCCAATTGGGCCAATTGATCGTTCTGGGGTCGAGAGAGTCATTCTCATGCCCGTTAAACAGACGACCGTGTCAAGATTGTTCGGACTACCTCTGTCAGTTAAAACTACAGAAGTTGGAGTCCCTTGTCACATAGGTGCATACAGTCATTTCGGAGATGCCTTCAGGGGGCATGTATCAAATGGTCAGTCACATGATTCATGTGGCAACGCAGTGAAGAAATACCTTGAGGAAGACAAGGCTATGGCTTCACTTGGTAGCCGGTTCCCACTTGCGTATAGCAATATACTGAAAGGAACCATCGAAGCTTTGATCTATTCTGGACGTCCTGAGGCGAACAGACGGTCATACATGCTAAGGCGCACGCATCACGAAGAGGAACAGCTGCTCATCGCAGCGAGAGCCGCCAAAACAGATTTTTCTGGGTTTTCGTCTGATTTGAAGTGGAGAACACACATGATAAGGAGATTTGTGTGTTTGTTTTCTCTGGCGAATGCCGTCTTTTTCGCAATTTGGTTGCAACACCCAGTAGCATACGTGGCTGTGGGATTGGTTGTGCTAATCACCTTGGTTTGTGAAAAACTGGGGGGGGATGCCATGTATGTCAAGGGAGCAGTTTACGAACGCTTTCCAGTTTGCTCAGCGATATTGGAAGAGGCAGGTTGTTATATGTTTCCACTGATTAGAGTTGCAATCGTTCTTTTTGAAAGTGCGAGAGGTTACTACCGACATGACGGAAAACTTCTGTCCACTGTATGCTTGCATGCGGTGTTGGGGATGCTTTGGTACCTCCCCGGGGGTGTGATTCCCGCATTGTTTGTCCACATGGGCATCAATGCTGTTGTCGCACGACAAGAGCGAAAGAAAGAAATCAAGCTCATAAATTTTCTGTCTTTGTATGAACAAGGCAGAACTATCGATGAAGTCGATAGTTTCACCTGTGTCATGCCCATCAGCACAGTTTTGCCTAGTTATACTTCATGTATCAAAACAGGACCAGAAAAATTTAGAGGGAAGATTAAGATCAGAGTTGACGGCTTAGCTGTCACTATCGAGGAGGCGTTTGCGCTTCTTGAAGAAGGAGGTAAGAATGAAACTTACCCAATTCTGGTCACAAACAGACTCTTACATCAACCGGCTAACAATGAAATCAACTTGTTAGCTGCTGTTCTGCACCGTATTCACAACGATCCTTTCGTCGATTGTGTCTACAACGAAGTCGAGCGTCATAAGGCGTGGAAAAAGATCTCGTTGGAAGTATGTAAAATGCTTCCGTTGTTCAGAACCGCTTCATGCACAATCATGGAAAACATTGAAGCAATGGGAAAGAAGGGAGAAAGATTATTGAGAGCGTACAACGAAGAAACCGAAGGGTATTTTCAATTTGCCGGAAAGACAATCAATCTCAAATGGAATGAGACTCTGTCAGTCAACAAAGAGGTTGCAGGAGTTCAGACGATGAAGCCCAGAGCTATACAAAATTTGCCACCACAAATACACGCAAAGATGGGAGGATATGCTAGAGAATTTGCTAGTGAACTCCATAAAGCATTCGATGGAAGAGTGCACAATATCTACGGTGTAGGAGTGAGAATCTTCTTCGCGTCAGGCTATACCCAGGCTCAGCTATCTGAAATCGGTGTGGCTCTCAGCAACGGAGAAGTGGTTTTTGCTATGTCAGGAGATGACTCTGTCGTTGGATGGGGTTACCTCGCGTCAAAGTATGGAACAGGTCAGTTTGGAGAAGCAGACCAGAGCAAATTTGACCACACGCAAGATGATGGTCCAATGAAAGTGTATATGCGCCCCATCTTAGAACAGATGGGTTTCCCAAAAGAGTTTATTGAAATGGCGTACCAATGTTGCGCCTCGGGATATTCTATCAAGAGGGGGAGACTGCGTGTCACAGGAGAAGCAGGAGTGCAAATGCCCACAGGGATCACAACTACTACAACATTTAACTCTCTGAGCACCTTAGGGTTCTTTGTAAACATGTTGAGGAAAATGGTGGTCCAAGGGTGTTCATTTGCCCCAAAACTTTTCGGACAGCAGGTCGGATTTGACGTTAAATACTTCCCAACGAACTATTTTACACAAGCAACCTTTTTGAAAGGTTGGTGGCAAAATGGAAAAGATGGTGTCCAATGGGTGCCTCTTCCTTCAGCCGTCATCAAGCTTGGAAAAGTCCTTAAATCCCCACTTGAAATCACAAAATTTGTGAGAAGAGGAAAGAAGATGCATCGTTCACCGCAGGAAGCCGTGGACATGTGCGCTTTCGCTCTGGCATCGTCCTACGGGAAGATTGACCAAGATTATCCAATATTGGGAGCGTTTTGTGGAGCGTTAGAGAGAGCAGGAGACATAAGGGGTCTGACCTGCGGCAATTTACAAGAATCATGGAAACCACGAATGGGTGGGATCTCAGTAGATAGAGTCGCTGCCATGGAAGAAATGTGCTGGAGATATGGTATCACAGTTGAAGACATTGTAAGAGTGGAGAAGTTGTTGAACTCCATTCGCAAATTGCCAGCTTACGTCGAAGACCCGGTCTTTGACAAGCTTTGCTCGAAAGATTATTGATGGGAAAACCGTCACAAGTGTAATGTAATACAGGGTTTGACAACCTTGCGCTTGTAAAAATTGTCATGACTAAGTAGTACGTGCGTAGCACAACGGGTTCACGACCGTTCTTGTACAGTGGGTGGGTGCCATATGAAAATAGAAAAACAAAAATCTACTATTTTCGAAGTTATTAAAACAATATGGCGAAGAAAAATCAGCGGAACCAGAAGGTTTCAAAGAATCAGCAAAATGCAATTGACCGAATTCGTGGCCAGGGTGGTTACTACACTGAAAAGGTGGTGCCGTTCATGCGTAACGTTATTCCCGATGGATCTTTCGAGAGACTTGGGGGTCGATTTGGAGGGGCTGCTGCGGCAGCTCTTTCGGGAGTGCCTGCACTCCACAGACCAGGAGAAGCTCTAGGGCAGAATCTTGGCCGCAAAATTGCAAAAATTGCAGGATTTGGTGACTATAGTGTCCGGATGAACACCCTCTCTACTGTTGGGAAGGCAATTAATCCTGGTGAGTCGGTTCCAGAGTTTGGAACGAACGGAAATGCCACGCGTGTACGTCACCGTGAGTATATTGGAGACATCGCTGTTCCAGCGAGTCCTCTCCCGTTCAACAACACCACTTACACCATTAACCCAGGCGATTTCACTACTTTTCCGTGGTTGGCTTCCGTAGCCGCCCAGTATCAGCAGTATCGATTCAATGGCTTGATTTTCGAGTTCAAAACTCTTACCTCAGAATATTCTGCAACAGGACCTTTGGGTTCTGTAATGTTGGCCACAAACTATGATGTTCTTGAATTACCGTTTACCGACAAGATTCGGCTTGAAAATTCGCAGTACGCGGTTTCAGCGAAGCCTTCTTGTAGTCAAATTCATACAGTTGAATGCGACCCGTCTCAGACGGCTGCTAAACTCTTGTATATCAGGGACAGTTCCTCTTCTACCACAGTGTCGCAAGATGCGCGTTGGCAGGACTTAGGCAAATTTCAGTTGGCAACAGCTGGATTGTCAGGATCCTCAGGGCAAGTATTGGGCGAACTTTGGGCTTCGTATGACGTAACACTCTACAAACCTGAAGTTGCTCAATCGGCTCCTTTGTCTCAAAAGATTGTTGCTGGAGGCACTATCACAAAGACCACGTATCTGGGCACAGCTCCAGTGTCAACCGGGTCGGCTATAGTCAGTCCAACAAACAATTCTCTCGTGTTCAACATTCCTGGTGAATACATGGTTGCATGTAGCGCTAGTGTAACAGGGGGAGCTGCCATTGGCGGTTTCACCTACTCTGTTGCCAATGTTTCCACCATGGCTTTTAACGTTGCGTCCTCGGATCTAGAATACATTTTGCGTGTTCAGGTCACGGCTCCTGGACAGTATCTGGTCATTGATTACACAACCAGTACAACGTTGATTGGTTTCATTGCACGAATTTCCAAGTATCAGTATTCCTTAGCTTAGGAGAACGAAAACTCACAACGGTAAAGCAACTCCATACGCGGGTTGAAAAAGGGGGTATGCTCCTCTTTCCGTCTCAG